CTCGTGGTGTTCTACCAGTCATACCTTGTGCCCTACCTGCAACTGGAGGAAGACGACCATGTAAAAACGCAGTCTTTTCTGGTCTATTGTGTGCAACTTCACCGACAATACCACGTCTACCACCCTTAGAATCAAAGGCTGGACCTGACCTACCAGGTAAAGTCGTTAAGCGATACGCACCAACGTTCTCTGGGTTAACACGAAATAATTGTTGATTACCTCCAAACGCTGGAACTTCTGGTCCAACGCCCAAACCTGGTCCGACAAGTTGTTTTTCAATTGGTGAAATATTATTCATTCGCCCTGCATCATACATCCTATCTCTCATAGACAATACTTCACCCCCCGAAGATCGTCGTTGTGGTGCAACTTCAGCGAACGAACCCATTTCTTTTTTTGTGTTGTATGATGGTTCTATTAATGGTGATAAAGGACCCAAATATTCCGATTGTATAGAAACGTCTCTATCCGAAAATTCAGAAACGATTTCAGGTTCTTCTATTTCATTACCTTCCACTGCTATTGTATATTTTTCGTCTGGTTGACTTAATTTTCTACCGGCATAAACTAAGCCGGCTATAGCCATTATAGATATAGGATCAGCCATTCTTATTTCTTAGCGAGATTTTTATTGAGATATCTTTGCTGAAATAATCCATTTTGCATTTCAGCTCTGGTACTCGATGGTTCGTAGGTTTGTGTTCTAAGTGGTAATTTACACTCGACATTTTGGAGTGGGTGAAAGTTTCTTTCGTAAGTCTTAGCTAAAACTTTATTGAAACGAGATGTACTTTGTGGTCTGAGTTGATCCGATGTATCAATGAATTCTGCTGGTGAACCTTTACCCGCCATGTATGGTGAGGTACCATATAACATGGTGTTTGGTCTACCTGACCCGTAGTTAAGGGTACTGGGCTGAGGATATACAAAAACTTCTTCGGTCGCACAAACGGTGGGAACCGCGTGATCTTGAACCATTTTCATTCCTGGTTGGAGTTGATACGCCATTTATTATTACAAAAGATTTTGTTTATGGAAATCGAGTATCTACTACTTTATTATTAAATTTTTTAAAATTAAGGTCCTAATCCAGAGCCTCTGTGCATACCACTTCTCTTATCACCGTTTGGATCGAGTCCTGAAAATGCTTCGAGTTGAACCCCTCTTGCGTCTGGATTACACATTCGTGGGTCTTGTCGACACGTATTACCCCTTTTACCATGGATAAATTCGTAATGTTGTGAATCACCTATGGATGTGTCTGGCATACTTACAAATTGTCTTGATAATGCATTTCTTTGGTATTCGGGCATAGCCGAACGCGAACGGGCTGGTCCATATAGGACGTCACCTGTAAGAAAACGGTTTACTGAGGTTTTTACGGTTGGGTAATGGCACGATTGGGGTCTGTCTGGTCTATCTGTATAATCCGTCATTAGAACATTTCCCATAGGGTTATCATTTGTTGGCATAGAACATGATTTATCTACACTATTGTATACGTTTGTTGGTCGTATAACACCCTCCTTCACCATATTAGATTTTTCCATTATATAAAGAACGCCGAGTGCAGTTGCACCCAAAACGAATATACGTGGATCGCGTCTTATGAGATAAATTATACATGTCGCATAAATAATAAAACGAGCTGATGCGTTAACACGGTCTGCTGAAGATTGCGTCTTTGACGGCCAAAATTCGTGAACTTTTTCTATACGAACCAATTGTTTGGGGTCTTCAAACCAAGATACCATTTATATATAGTGAGTTTATTTTTTCATCATACCACCTAACATACCCTGCATGGTTTTCATCAATGCGGCTTCGTCGAGTTCACTTCCATCTGCACCCATTTTATCTGCACACTGTTTTGCGACTGCCTCAATCATAGAAAGTGTGTCTTCTGGGATAGAATTAATGGTTGTACCGAGCATGTAGAGCGTCTGAACATATTGCCAAATTGCACCTTTCGTGTTCTCGGAAGCAGTTCCCCAATGTTTTTCGAGGTTTACACCTTTCATGAAATCTAAATTTTTAGATTCTTCAATGAAAAATGATTCGTCTTTAGACGAAATCTTATCTGCATACGGAGCAACGCCCTGCATAAACCCGTCTACAACTAAACGTGGGTTAGAAGCTTTCATTAAATCGAAAGCCGATAAACATTTTTTTAAGCCTTTTTCTTCTGGAAATGTCTTGTGTAATTCCACAAGAAATTGACCCATCATATCATTGAATGCGGTCACGGAAGTCATATTATATTGTAAATACGTATATTATCTTTAAGTCATAAAATTAAAATGGTTCCGTTGATATGGTCTCTTTCTTACCTAATCCATTGGTAACAATAAAAAATACTAAAATTGCTATAAGTGCAGCTGGTTTTGTGTACGCACTTACTGGAAGCTTACCTTCATTGTTGATCTTTGCTTTAAAGTGTATGTATCCTGCGGTTATAAAACCGGAGATTATTCCGGCCCACGCTGGGTCTCTTAAATAGTCTTCAAACTCCATTTAATAGTACCCAACTTTTTTTGCACGAGTTTCGGATGCGTCTGGAAACAAAACTCCTTCGTCATCTTCTGGCTGTTGTTGTTGCTGATGTGGCTGTTGTTGTTGCTGATGTTGCTGTTGTTGTTGCTGTTGTTGTTGTTGTTGCTTTGTATCGATAGTTCGAAATTCGTTTTCGAATGGTGAAGTTTGTTCTGGTTCCATAGATTGTTCCATAGATTGCTCCATAGATGGTTCCATAGATGGTTCCATAGATGGTTCCATAGATTGTTCGGCATTAAATGGTTCTTCTGACGTTTCCTCTTCATACCCATCAATGAGATCAGGGTCTTCAGAGTCACCAACTTCAGCTTGATCGAGATCCAAATCCTGTCCCTCATGTGTTTGAGACATATACGTTTGTAAAATCTGTTGTACGGGTATGAGTTCTTTTACGGATGTTTCGATACATATACAAAAACGCTCGTATAATTTATCGTTTCTCGTGTGTTCGTTTTGCGTTTCGTGATAAATGTATGGATCTCTATACAGATCTTTGGCTGCGTTGTTATAACACGTTTGAATGAAAACTTCATTCGTTGGAAGTTTCAATGAGATTTTCTTATTATCTTTATTCAAACGAACCGCTGATAAAATTTTAACACAACTTACAAAAACGGCAGCTAACAGATCATTAAACCACGCACACCTATTTGATATATTATCCGTGTGTTGTTTAGACATGGCATCACTCCAATTGGGGACTTCTTTCAGAAGTTTTTGATACATTACGAGTACCTTTCTACCCTTTGTAAGTTTGTATGCTTCCTCATACATGGTTTCGTACGTTTCGATCATAACTGGACACATAAGTAAACATAATTGACCTATGTATTCACGTTTTGCCTCAACGAGTATATTTAAAGGGTCGCTCATATTTGTAGTATATTTACATATTTAAACTTTAAGTCTCACGCATAAGTTATTTTCCCCTGTATTTATTTGCTGCCTTTTTAAGGTTTACGAGTGTGGGAAAATCCTCTGTGTCTTCTGGATCTTCGTGTTGTTTATTTTTTCGTGATTTTTTATTCGGTTTCCATGAAATACATAATTCGTATTCACCTATAATCTGGACTATAAATCCACCTATTTCAAATTGTCGTTTTACATACTGTAGCGCTTTTGCTCTGTTAAAATGAGGGTATCCCATAACAAAAGAAGGTATTTGACAAAACAAATATTTATGGCCTAAATCTACCGACTGACGTATCTTCTTTGAAATCTGTTCGTAAATTTTAGTATACGTTTCCTTTTTCAAATGATTTCTCTTTTCAGTTATACGTGTTATTTCATCAATACTGATCATTATAATTATTTTAGAGTTTTAAATGCTATCTTTACCGTACATGGCTTGTGAATCAGGTATAACCTTATCTATTATCATTGTATTTTTAACTATATCAAGTTCACTCTGTCTAACTTCAGTATAATCTTCAAATTCTTTACCCTTTATTGATTTTTGGTAAATACTTGGGTCTGTTGGGGGTTTAACATCTATAGGTTGTGTACTAATATTTAACACAATAGCTTTTCCCTCAATGATTCGTAAATCAGACGTAACCGAAAACCCGAATGAAAATCCCTTGTGTTTCACTGTCATAAACATACACCTGTATATTTCTCGGTTACTCTTCGTATTTATATATTTTTTTACTGATAATGTTTCAATAATATACGTACAGAGACCGGTTTTTTTGGATACTTCTTTGTTTGTTGCGAGAACCATTTCCTGCATGAGATCGTTCGATACTTCAATTTCTTCACCTGATTCTTCATATTCAGATAAATCCATGTCAGTACCTTTCAATAACACGGGATCTATTGGTTTAGTATACCCAGAGAATCCAAATTGTTCTGTAAACATTTCCGTCCTGGACATGGTCATGAGTACAATGAGTATTAATAATATCAATAGTATAGTATTCATTATTTAATATTAATAATTATTTTTATTTATACTAATAATCTTTAAAATCTTTGTCAATAAAAGTGATTAGTAAAAAGAAAAATTATATTTGAAATCGAACATCCTTCTCGAGGAGATACTTTGTATATATTAAAAGTTTTTTTTCTTGGTAATCACAAAAAGTGACAAAGATTTTATTTATTCCCTATATCTTACGTGTATAAAAAAATGTATAAAAATGTGTTTTTTTCGATAAAAAAAAGTAAACTCTATTTTAAGATATGTCCCTTCTAATTTATAGTCCACAGTGTAATCATAGTTTGGATATAATTGATTATATTAATAAACATGAACAACTCAAACAAATTGTTAAATATCATAATATCAATAAATTGGGTATACCACCCCAATATAAAAATAAAATTACACGTGTTCCAACCATGCTTACAAAAAATGGTAAGCTTTTAGTCGGTAATGAAATACGAAATTGGTTAGAATCACTCTTACCTGTAAAAGAATTAGAGACGTGTAACTTTGGTGGTTGTTCAACAACATCTTTAGAAGGAGATGGAGAAGGTTCAGGAGACTTGTTTGGTTTAGATGATTATGGTAGAACTTTACAACCGGCCATGACAGCAGAACTCGAAGATAAGATTAGTCAGAGTGTATCTGATGCATATAACAAGAACATAAAGAATTAAAACTCATATATTTTAGATATGAAATTGGCAACAATTCAGGCGAGTGCCATAAAATCAACCTTTGAAGTACTCAAAGATATACTCAATGACGTAAATATATACTTTAAACCTGATGGTATATACATCGTAACTCTCGATACAGCTCGTACATCCCTGGTTGACATGTATCTCTCATCAGATAATTTCGAAGAATATACATGTGAAACCGATATAATTGCGGGTATAAATGTCGCGAACACATTCAAACTTCTTAAATCCATTACAAATAACGATGTTCTTGTAATGAGTATAAATTGTAAAGAGTTTATGAATATTGAAATTCATAACGAATCAAAGAAAACATTTACTAAATTTGCTTTGAAATTACTCGATATAAATGAAAACCAAATTGAAGTACCAGATATGATCATGACAACAATTACACCAATGGCATCAATGGATTTTCAGAGAATATGCAGAGATATGCATAATATAGGTAATATTATAGAGATAACCAGGGAAGGTACACAACTCAAACTACAGTGTATGGGTGATTTTGCAAACCAGGAAACAAATATTGAATGTACGGAAGAAAGTCCCAAAATTTCGGGCGAATATTCCCTTCGATACATGAATATATTTACAAAAGCTACGAGTATGTGTTCTACAGTACAAATTATGCAGGAAGAACAGAATAGATTTTTGATATTAAAGTATAACGTTGCTAATCTGGGTGAATTAAAATTTTACTTAGCAACTAAGGTACCCGAAGATCAGTAATATACCCGTCTACCGTGCTTATGACTTTAGTCATACCAATCGCATTTTTTATTTTTATTTTTGGGAATTCATTTTCAAGTGTGTCTATATCATAATATAACATATCCCTTATTTTAACTTTTTCGTTATGGAAATCTTTACGTGGACCTGCGTATCGTTTAATCTTGTTTAAAATATCCTTAACTGGTTTATCATCCGAATCGAGCAAAACAGCTGAAACGATTGGTATGTTAAATACAACCCCACTTTTACGTGGAGGTGGCCATGGGTGATCCATATCATACGTTAAATATTTGTACAACGTGTTATTGTACCAATATTTAACACGAACCACAGTTTTAGTAACATTTTCAGGAATCGTGGTATCTTTATATTTTG